TTCTGTCTTGCTATCGTTGTAGATTTTACCGATTTCTGACTCGTCTAAAAACTTAGTCATATATTCCTTATAATAGGTTTCACGCAGTGGTGCAGCACCTTTGCTTCTATTTTAACACACTTTAAATAGACCTCCTTTTTTTAGTGTGGCCCAGGTATAAGCTACATTAACATCGTCATCCTACAACAACAATGAAGAAGGTTAGTGATTAAGTACCCAATGCCTGTTGAAGTCCTGTGTACCTGTGGCTACATAGTCACATTTAGAACACTTGAACGGAGGTGGTAAAACCATATTCTCTTCCTGTTTAGTTATTAAAGTACTGCTATCTTCACCGTCGGAGTCATTTAGAGGAGACTCACCCCAGTTTAGTTATTCGTGTCTTACCACACGTTTACCTCGATATTATAAGCCCCGAAGTCGACTGCTAACTACTGCATCCTGTCAGGCTAAATTGGTAAGAGTTTCATAATACCCGTTAAGCATGATACAATATAAAGGAATTGTATATTAAACGGTTTGCTCCCACCGAAACGGGAGCTTTTTCTATTACTGGGTTATCTAATATTGAATTGTATATTAAATAACTTAGTCACCATTGTATCACGAACTAATCTTTAATAACAACTTCCATTACATTCAATGGGGTCCTATACAAGTGGTCCTTGGATTCGAACGCATGCATCATATTAGGGTCGTTCTGTAGGGTCATGTACTGCGCCTTAGTCATTGTCAACACACTAGGAAGTGTCTGTTCAAACAATTTCTGTGTATCTGCTACGGCATTAACAATCGCAACCTTCAACATATCACCTGTTTCTTTAGCATCTCTTATGTCAAGATTATTCATCTGTGCTCCATCTTTTAATTAATCTATACCTACCTTGTGCATCAATACGTATGTCTAAACTTAATTTAGTCGTCTCGCCTCCAGAGATGACTCCTAACGCGTCTATGATGTCTTTTAGTATAGTTTCACGCGTAGAGAATATATTGACCTCTAGCTCATTCTTTGTGGTTTGTACCTTACCGTCGTAATAAGACTCAGTGACTATTTTCTTGCCGTATAACAAATCAGACATGGAACTTGAGCCTCTGTGGTTTAGGACGATGCTTCTTTACTACTACAGGTTCTGACTCTGACTGGTACAGTTGCCATGCTCCTGCTAATGACATAATCAAGTCGTCGTGTGCTCCCTGTTCGGCTTGTGCCTTCCAACTGCTAGAAGTCTGACTTATGATGAATGAAAACATCTCATTAATCGTTGGCTTGTCGTAAACAGTAAGTAATTTATTGTCTATGGCTTCTTTGAGCATTGATAACATAACGGGTCTAGTAGCAGATGTCGTCGTATATCCTAATTTAACTGTGTCCTCTACAGTGTCCGTCGAACCTATGTTTTTCTTTTCAACGTATATCTTGTAATCACCATTACGATTCAGAGTGGCTAAGCGCTCCATCTCTGCTACGCCTCCGTTGTTTCTTTCGAATGCTACAACAGGTTTAACCTTGGTCTCTCTGTATATGCGCTCTAATTCTAAATGTATTTGTGGTGTCATCTCTGTGGCCATTGCCTTTGAGTGGTATACAACTGGTACATCTAGTCTAGTCTTAGATAAGAATTGACATGCTGAATAATCAGTGCCTCCCCAACTAGTATCAGCGAAGACTACATAGAACTCTCCTTGTTTGTATTCTCTGTATCTACGAAAGCTCATACTCTCATAGGGTCCTTGGCCCGTTCAAGATACCACTGCATTGCTTCAGTGTCGAAATACGTCTCACCCGAGGTAATAAATGCTTCTAATGCAGTCCTTGGATATTCTTGTTTGAATAACCTGCCTAGTCGCTTCTCTTCTTGAGATAGGAACTCTTCGCTATAAAAGTCTTGGGCCGGGTAAAAGTGAGGAGTGAACCCTGTCTCACCTAGTTCGCTCTCATCATAGAATGTTTTAAACTCGTTAAACCCATTGGCTGTGGTTTCTATAACAAATCTACCACTAGGTACTAATGCTGTGCCGGCTGATGCGTGTAACTTCCTAAAATGTTTATAGAATGCTGCCTCTGACATATGTAGGTTGGTAATGGTCTTAGACCTGCCGAACTCTGTATTCTCTGCTGTACCGATGATGTACCTAGCATTATTATGTGCATTCTGTAGTTCGTATTTAGAATTGTATTTCAAAGGTACTTTAGTGTTATTCTTTTCTTCAAAGGCTTTAATAAAGTGTTTAACCCTAGCTAAAAGGTCTTGGGCGTTGTCTGCGATGTCTGCTAGGACTACTGATAGACTATTTTCTGTGAGGATAAAGTCCTTGGTGAATGCTCCTAAGATAAACGAACTAAAACCTTGCTGCCTAGCTTTAAGGATAATGTCTCTACCTGTCGCGTCGTCTACAAACTTCTGTTGAATTGGATTTAATATAAAAGATACGTCTTTGCTGTCTTTGTTGATAATACTTAGGTTGTCCTCAATAAACCTAGCAGGACCTGAGTACTTACTCATATTTATCCTTCATCTCTGCGTTGACTTGTGTGAAGTTATAAGTATTGCCTGTTTCAATGTGAGTAGTAGCAAGACCCATAAGTTTAACTGCTCTGTCGTGTCCTTTAAGTCTTGTTTCTAGTTCGTCGTCTTTTAGCGCGTCTCCGACAGGTTTAATCACGGTGTCTAGGTTTATTCCATGTTTTTCTAGTGCTGCCTCGAGTGCTTCTTGAACAGATGGCTTGTTAAGCATTCTCTTAGCATTAGCTGCTGCTGATTCTATACTTGAAGTGTCTGTTGCAGCATGCGCCGCCTGTTGGCGTGACTTGCCAGCGACGATACCTTTAATAAAGTTGATTTCTTTGACTGATAATTTAGGCTTGGGTGTAGCTGCCATGCGATGATGCTTCTCTACTAGACATTAGTCATATTAGTTAGTAATTTGATTATAACATAGAACCCTTCCAACTAAGGGTTATTAGCCAAACGTTTTTTTTGAAACACAATTTTTGTGAGGGCCTGTAGATGGGAAAGGTGCTATTAAGCAAGTTGGTGTTTAATCACTAACATTATACTTTGTATTTCAATGCTAGCCGGCGATTCTGTTCTAATGCATATTCTGTCCATTCACGCTGCTTAGGCGTTGTGGGGGCTAGATAGGCTTGATTCTCTCGCTTGTTAGGTTTACTTCTACATGATTCGCACGTTGGTCTGTTTCGTTGGTATGAATGAGTAAGTTCTTTTTTAGAACCGCATTTTACGCATTTTTTCATCGTATTTCATCTTCTAAATAATCTAACATACTGACGTTTCTAATCTCAGCATTCTTTTTTATTCGTTTATGAGTAGTTTTATAAACTGCCATCTTCGTGTATTTATTAACCTGATGGTCTTTGGGGTCTTTTCTTGGTCGTCCTGCTCTTGGTCTTTTAATTCTAGTCATGTTATCCTTTCAGTAATTACATCATATTCATTTAAAAACTCTAGCGGTGTAGCGTCTCTGTATTCTCGTTCGTAGTAAACCTTGACAATACCACATTGGATAATTGCTTTTGAGCATTCCCAACACGGACTGTCTGTTACTACAAGCGTACACCCTTTAGTAGATGTCCCATTCCTTGCAGCAAATGCTATTGCGTTCAGTTCAGCGTGGACTACTTCTGGCTTAGTTATGCCGTCGACCTCACAGATATTGTCTCCGCCTGAAGGTGTTCCATTATAACCCACAGAAATAGGTCTGTTGTCGTTGACTATAACGGCGCCTACCTTTAATCTCTTGGCATGGCTTAAGCTAGCGTAGGTGTGAGCTACTTTGAGGTGTGCTTTAATCTTTGAAGATACCATCAAGTTTCCCGTGATTAGTTGAATGGTCTGGTGGTTTCCAGCCTTCAGGTTTAACTAGGTCAAATCCACCACTATCAGGCCTGGTGGATTTAACACCTCTCTTTTTGCTCGAATTAGCCTTTAATACTTCTTTCCAAGCTTTATCTCCGTCAACTTCTAAAAGCTCTAAAGTGCCAGACGCGACAACGATTATGTCAATTAAAGCATCTACGACTTCTTCAGAATCCTCTCCTCTTAAAGCTTGTTGTAGTTCATTTATCTCTTCGACTAATAAGCTAAATCTAAAGACTAGCTTCTCCCTATCCATTGGCTCGTCGAACATACCATATGCCTGGTATAGGTCATTCATTTGTTTAAATATGCTCATATTATCTCCTTTATAAAATTATCAGTATTGACTAAACTATAGTCGAATATCTTCCAACCAAGTGAGGGTGTTGCAGCGACGTATGCGTCATAAGCTTCTTGTACTCCCTCCATAGTTTCAAATAGTTCGTCACGTTTCTTACGGTTTTCATTATGGTTTTTAACCACGTTATCGTTTCGACAATATATCCAAGTTATCTTAGCAGCACCGACCGCTTCTAGTATTATCCTTTTAACATTGTATGACGGACCATTTCTAAATACGTTGCCGTATATCTCTTCACTAAGAGCCCACCTATCTAAAACAATAGGCTTATATTGGCTGAGTTCAATCGCTGCTACAAATGTATCTGTATGATATTCTTCCATATTCCAGTCTTTGTCCCACGTTTGATGAAGCACATTACCGTTTGTAGCTTTAGCTATTTGTCTAGCTAGAGTTGATTTGCCTGTCCCGTCTGCTCCTTCAATTATGTATATCATGACTGCTCCAGTACCCATAGTGTATTACGGGCTAGCTCAGGCTCAATGATAGGAGCCATAAGGTTACTAAGTAAATTAGAGTCATAGTATTTGCCGAGTTCATGAAATGCATTTGCTCGCCAATCATGTTCAATTGATTCTTTGTAGTCTTTCTGACTAGCGAACGTTCCAAACTTGTTAACTATCTTAAATCCAGCTTCAAGAATCATCTCTTGTAAAGCGAAGTGGTCGATTTCTTGGACGTCAATGCCTCTACCATCTCCTGAATCATACGTATGATTACCAGCGGCTCCTACAGAAGGGTCGTAGTTAGGCGTAGACAGATAATACCTGGCAGTCTTTTTACCGCACTTCTTAAAGTTCTCTAGAAACTTAGGAACGTTTTGTAGTCCTACATGTTCTGCTACCTCGAAGCTAACAACACGGTCAGCATTGAGTCGTTCAAGCTTGATATTAGGGTTTATGATGTCTTGCTGAAGGAACACAGCTTCGAAAGGAAGGTTCTTATACTTCTCTTCAGCTTTATCCATCTCGGACTGACGGTATTCAAGAGCCACATATTTAGACGGTTTGTATCTATTGCGATAAAGGACCTCGAGGAGCTGGCACTGACCAGCCCCAAAGTCAACAATTGATTCTCCAATCTTTGCTTCTTTAAGTATATGACTCCAGCGGAGGTAGTGAGCGAAAATATCCCGGTGGAATATATGGCGCTCAAGGCTCTGCTGTGGCGACAAATCGGTTGTATTATACGGTTTTGACATCGTCTTTACCTGGAATAGTCTCGCCTAATCCTTCTTTCTTAGCTTTAAGTTTTGCGAAGTGTTTCTTCCAACAGTCTTTGCACCTAGTTTTACTTGAATTATAGAACTCTGATTTTGGTTCTGTGCCGTCGCAGGTCTTACATTTATTTACTGACATCTTTTGCTCCTTGCCTTAATGATTGAATCAATTGTTCATAGGTTGAGAGACTACCCAAAACTTGGTCCACGCGTTTGCGTATCTCCGGACCAGATTCTTCCCCCTCAACCCATGATTTGGCTGATTCATAATGTTTTTCATACAAATGTAGACTACCTGCATTGACTAGTAGGCTTCCTGGGTCCACGTCGATACCTCTAGCGCGTAGAAGTAAAACAACTGAGTAAGCAACCATCGAAAATGTAAACATGTCATACGTGACCCCTAAGATGACGTCATTGCTTCTCATATTAACCACCGCGTGTAGCTTTCCTTCTCTTAAAAGAAACTGCATATTCAATGTGCAAGGAATATCCTTGCTTTGTCCTGGACGTTCACGCCAAATGTTAAGAACTGCTTGACGCGTGTCATTGTCTTTTTCTATAGAGTCGACGACATATCCTAGTTGGTCTATAACTTTAGGTCCATAAGCACCTCGCATGAATATCCCATCGTCTGAGAAGTTCGCATAACCCTTCATATAAGGTGTTAACTCGTCTAGTCTATTAGAGCCTGAGATAATCCAAGCAGCCTCTGCAAACATAAAACCTATATTAACCCCTCTCGCATTGAGGTTAATATAGGCAGGTATAGGGACGGTGTAAGAACCGTTAATGATTTCTCGAACCTCCATACCTCTTGGTTTAGAGATGTAGTCATACTCACTATAACAGCGCTTAACAAGTTCTTGCCAGGTTTTAGTAGACTCGTTAATCATCTTCTTTTGTTTCGTTAATTTCACCATTTGTGTAACCGAAGCTTGCTCCGTAACGGTTGCCCTCATCGTGTAGCACGATTTCGTCAGCTTCATCGTAGTCAGACAAGATGTTTATTAATTCTCCGACTGTGATACCACTTACTTGGTCAGCTCCGTAGCCACCATTGCTGGTAATTTCTAGTTGGTATGTCATTCTGAAGTCCTTTCGTTTAGTGTCTTCAATTAACATTATACACAATAATTATTTTTTGTAAAATACTTTTTTAAATAAAAAGACCGTGGTCCTAAACGAAAGGTACAATTTAAAGGGGATTTAAAGAGTAAATACCACGGTCTTCTCTTAATATATTATCATGCTAAAAAGATTTTTAATAATTACTATGTACAATAACAATTAAACGGTCTATAATTAGAAATGAAATTAAACGAAAGGTTTCAAATGACACAATCAACAATTAACAAGTCGGTCAAACTGGCAGACTTCGGGGTATCCGTGCAGAGTGAAGCGTCAAAGGTTCACTTAAACTTAATAGTTAACGAAAAGTACGTAACTGCCTATTGTGAATACAACTGGGTTATAGACTTGTTTACTATCAACACTGTGGATTACTACAGCTTGAGCCAGTTCTGTGATATATACGAATTAAATATCTCGGATTTCGGCGAACGAATTTATAAACTGTTTAAGCGAAACTACAAGAGATAAGGGGGAATATGTCAGACGCAGATAATTATGCAGCGATGGATATGGCTCACGAGTTTTGTGAGAAAGAAGCTCATTGTGAACAATGGCACTGCCCATTTAATAGGAAAGAAGAGGACGGAGAATGAAATACCTAGACGGAATTAAATCAGAACCTAAAACAGAGCTTGGAGTTTGGTTGAGGTGGAGAAATCGAATCGCCTCAGACCTTCGTTCAATGCCCGGCTATGGCAAGAAAATCCAAGTCCTTGACGAGGAAGACCTATATAAAAGAGAGCGTGCGTGGCACAATCAGCAAATGACTAAACTGTATGGAAAGAATTGGTACCGCGACCAAGAGGAGGAACTATGAATCGTAAAACACCAACAGTAGACCTTAAAGGGAAAGACTATGCGACCGTTCCTGCAAGGCTTAAACTCTTCAGAGAGGACTGCCCCAACGGGCTTATTGAAACGTCATTTGATAAAGACGATGAAACAATCATATTCACGGCTAGAGTCCTAAAAGACAAAGCGAAACCTGAATCTGCAGAAGCAACAGGACATGCATTTGGTTCTAGTAAGGGCGTTAAGCAATTTGAAAAGCTTGAGACGATAGCAATCGGACGTGCTCTTGCAATCCTTGGTTACTTAGCGAGCGGAGACATAGCCTCAAGTGAAGAGATGTCTGAGTTCTATGAGTACCAAGAACAGAAAATGCAAGATGCTATGGACTTACTAAATGAGTCTCGAACAATTGACGAGCTTAGAGAAAACTTTATAAGCCTTGGTTCGTTGATAGCTGAAAAGGCTATTATCGCAACCAAAGATGCTAGGAAAAAGGAGTTGCTAGATGAAAATAATTGACGTGATTCAAGGTTCGGATGAATGGCTAAATGCACGCAAAGGTAAGATTGGTGGAACAGCATTAGGTGATTTGTATTCCAAGTATGGTAAGCGTAAAATAGGGTTTTATGAAGTGCTTGCTGGTAGATTAGCGGTTGACCCAGATGACGAAGACCGCCGAGAAAGGGGCCTTAGATTAGAAGAGACAGTGGTAGAATTATTTGAAAAACAATATAAAAAGAAAATTGAACGTGTTGGAATTTGTATAAGTGATGAAAATCCTAATATTTACAATTCACCAGACGGGCTAATAAAAAATAATAATAAATACACGGAAGCAGTTGAAATTAAATGTTTAAGTTCTGCTAGACATCTACAAGTAGTTGTTGAAAATAAAGTACCAAGTGAATTTATTCCTCAATGCATGCAATATGCGATAGTTAATCCTGACTTAAAGACCTTGTATGTAGTTTTTTATGATGACAGAATAATTTCAAAGCCTCTACACATAATTGAAATAAACCGAAAAGATATTGAAGATGAGATTCTTTTATTTAAGGATTTTCAATTAGAGCAATTAAAAGAACTTGATAAATTAACAGAGGAATTGTCATGGTAAAAGTAGGTCATCCAGTTGGTCTTAAACTTTCTTCTGACCATAAAGCTAAGATTGGGGAAGGACTTACCCGCGCCTATAGAGAAGGCCGGAAAAAACTACCCCAAGAAGGCGAAAAAGCTCCTCACTGGAAAGGTGATAAAGCCAAACCAGCTTCAGTATATTCCAGGGTTCATCGATGGATGGAGCGTCAAAAAGGCAAACCATTAAAATGTGAAAACTGTAACAAAGAGGCAAAAAATACTAGACAGGCGCACTGGGCTAATATAAGTGGAGAATACTTATATGATGTGACTGATTGGATTAGATTATGTCCAAGGTGCCATAAAACCTTCGACAGAGGAGGAATATGAAAGACCCTATCCAAGTACCAGTTATAGTTGCGGGTTTGCAAACCAAGGTAGATGGTTCTGTGAAAATAACCTTAGAGACCGGGGAACTAGGCAATGACCAAGCAGGTCAACTGTATGGTATGCGTAACACCTCTGCATGGGCAGTGATTGCACCAGATACTATAAAAGAGGTCAACATACCTAAAGAAGAGGCAGACCCATCTCTTGGTACTAAAACTAGGTCACAACGACTTCGTAACGTAATATACGTTTGTTGGAAAGAAAAAGGAAGCCAAGGAAACTTCGATGACTTCTATAATAAACAAATGGAATTTGTGATTGAGCAATATAAGGAGAAATTAACATGAAAAGCGTAAAAAGTGCAATGAAATATGAAAAAACACCAGTGTCTAAGAACTATAAGAAAGTATCTAGACAGTTAGCCTTACAATCTAAGCGGCAGGACTTAGTTAGGTTATTTGATAAAGGCTGGTTTGTTTGGTTAGCAGTGCTAGCCTTGTTGTTTATCTCATATTGGATAGCAATTAAATCAATCTATATAATTGTGGGAGGTTTTTAAAATGACAGTTATTTCGATATTTATTCTAGTCTTAATAGTCTTACTTGCACCCAGCCCATTAAACCTAATAGCATGGTTACTAATATGTGCAATCTTAATATATAGGGTGGCGAAGTTATGGTAAAAGAATATGTTTGTGGCTTCGCAATACTACCAGGTAATGACCACCTATGGAAAGACGGTAAGTGTATCGTATGTAATATAAGGATTGAAGTATGACTGTGGCTGAAATTGAAGAAGTAGTTAAAGAAGTGATGGGCGCAGACCCGATAGAGATGGTTATAAAGTACCACGAGGGACTGATACGGCTGAGTCGAGAACGGATTGCCGAGGAAGAACGTACAATCCGAATGCTCCAAAGACGCATAAAAGAGCTAACCCCCACCCCAAAGAATATAAGGATAAAGGAGCAACGATGAAAGCAGAACACCTAGACGAACAACCATCAATTACAAACACAGACGATAAGGTGCT